GGAAGCGAGCTAAGGTCCGACGGACTTAAGGCAGCAGAAGCCATGAGACGTGGGGCCCATAAGATCAGAAGGGATTACTTCGATAGTGTGTTCGGGACGGCACCCAGAGAATCCAACGAGGACAGGCGTTAATTGAACGAGGCACAGATCCGGGCCTATCTATCCACGGCAGCGCCAGAAGAAGCGGCAGCGATGCTCGATCTTCTGGATGAACTCGCTGAGTCAACCAATCGCGAGAAGTGTCGCAACGAATTTATCCCGTTTGTGCGCCATACCTGGGATATCTTCATCGAATCGGCCCACCACAGGGTTATGGCCGACGCATTCGAGCGCGTGGTCGCGGGTAGCCTCAAGCGACTCATCATCAATATGCCGCCTAGGCATACGAAATCCGAGTTCGCGTCCCACTTTCTGCCCGCGTGGTTCTTAGGGAAGAGCCCGTCCAAGATGATCATCCAATGTTCCAACATCGGAGATCTCGCGAAAGACTTCGGGCGTAAGGTGCGTGACCTCGTGGATTCGCCCGAATATCAAGAAGTGTTCCCCGGTGTAGGCCTCAAGGCCGACTCCAAGGCCGCAGGAAAGTGGAATACAGACAAGAAGGGTGAGTACTATGCCGTAGGTATCAACGGTCGCGTTACCGGGCGTGGTGCGGATCTGCTCATTATCGACGATCCACACGATGAACAGGAGGCTGCGCTAGGAGATCCCGCGACCTACGACAAGACCTATAAGTATTATACCGCTGGCCCTAGACAGAGGCTCCAGCCGGGAGGCTCTATCATCATCGTGATGACGCGCTGGCATAAACGAGACCTTACTGGTCGCGTACTACGCGAGAGTGCAGAGCGCGCTGAGTCAGATAAATGGGAAGTTATCGAGTTCCCTGCGCTTCTGAACGAGAACGAACCGAACGAAAAACCTATTTGGCCTGGGTTCTGGTCTATTGATGAGCTTAGAGCGACCAGGGCTACCCTGCCGACACAGAACTGGCAGGCTCAGTATCAGCAGGCACCAACGTCTGAAGAAGGCGCGATCCTCAAGCGCGAATGGTGGAAGATCTGGACCAATGAAACTCCGCCCGAGGTCGAGTTTATCATACAGTCCTGGGATACCGCGCTGCTCGCTAAGGAGGCCTCTGATTACAGCGCCAGAACGGATTGGGGCGTCTGGTACGACGAGGATGGGGTCGCGAATGTCATACTACTCGACGCCTTTAGGCAGAGAATGGATTTTGTCGATCTCAAAGAGAGAGCGTACAATGACTACATCAGGGTTAAGCCAGATAGCTTCATCATAGAGCAAAAGGCCTCTGGAATTCCCCTTACCTCTGAGTTGCGTAGAAAAGGCATCACCATTACCGAGTTCACTCCGTCGAGAGGAAACGATAAGAGGGTCAGAGCGAACAAGATCGCTCCGATGTTCCAGAGCGGACTGGTATGGAGGCCGAATACCCGATGGGCCGAAGCGGTAGTCGAGGAATGTGCCGAGTTTCCGTTCGGTGATCATGATGACTATGTCGATACTACCACACAGGCACTTATTACGATAAGAGATGGAGGGCTAGTGGCTCTACCGGATGACTGGGAAGAAGAAGACCAGGGCATCCAGCCGCGTGGCCGTTCTATGGCTACATCGGGCCTATACTATTGATTTAAGTCGAAAAGATATCAATGTTCGGACATCTTTTCCTCGGAGACGAGACGACTAGATGCAAGCTGGAATAGCTAGCCTGCGCGGTTACCAGAGCGGTGGGCCCGTTTCACCGCCCCCCCGTGGACGCTCTTGGTTCCAGGAACTCAAGAAGCAGTTCCTGGACGACACCGAACTCGGGATACACTACACGGATAGGAATCGACCTCGCTCGTGGACCGACCTCCGAATGAGGGAAAATTTCCCCCTGAGCATGGTACGACATACGGGCGCGATGGGTAAAGCGGCCCTCGGGGGGATCGGGTCTTTGCTGAAAAAAATTAATCCATTGTCATGGCTGTCGCAGAAGGATCCGAGAACTGGAATGGTACGGGGGTCTGATGAGTGGATGAGGGCGCGGGCCGACCCTCGTCTCGGATCACAGGCTGAGACGGGTGCGGCCGTTACCCGTTACTTGGCTGAACCCAGCAGCGGGTATCGCCACGGACAGGTCGTGCCACCCCCAGGATGGCCCCCAGGGACAGAGACTTGGGCCGAACCCCTCCACCATGTGACCCCATGGACACCTGACCCACTCGGCATAGTCGATACCGGGAGCCCCTCCACAGGCCTCAATCCGAAGTCCGCTGTGAGCATAGAGAACGAGCTTCTTGATGAATTTAGGCACATCCTCGAAGGCGATGCATTCAATAGAAACCAGACCCCCTATGGCAGAAACTGGCCCAAGGATCTACAACTCGGGTCACAGGCTGAGACGGGTGCGGCCGTTACCCGTTCTGTTACTGATTCGTGGAGCGATATTTTCACCGAAAAGATTAGTACACAAGAAATTGCCCTCGCCATAGACGATCCGATGTTCGGCTCAGGTAACTGGGACGCCAGCATGAAGCACGGGTTCTTGGAGTCCGCGCTCGATCCCGATGACCCCGATCACAATGAGATCAGAAGACGTGTTTATGCGCGAAGATATGTGAATGCACGACTCGGGTTAGTCGGTCTTGACGAGCGACAGCGTCGAATGCCCTATCCGGCCTCGCCTCGGTTTGATCCAGAAGACTTCGAGAAAGTAGAACCTAGGCGTCGTGGCCTCGGGCTAGCTGGACTCCACGGACCACAGTCGCCGCGGGACGCGGTTCGGGCCACAGTACGGAGCTACCCGCGATCTGCTCTCGCTAATGAGACCCCAGATTTCATCGAACAAGCCTCATCGGCTCGGGGTGAGTTGGCTGAGAGGGGGGGCACTAGATCGAACCCGCTCTCTAAGTTTTGGGGCGGGCTCGATAGGCGCCAGAGTCCCAGGGGTCGGGTGCGGCGAGCCATCGCTGACCCGAAAAGGGCAGGGGTCGCGGCGCTCAGAGCTATTAGCGGTAAGCTTCCCGCGGCCCTTATGGCGAGCGCAGCAGCCGCTGCGACTTCTCACCCACTTTCGGCCCTCGCTGACATCGCAATGGCACCTACCGACCTTGGTTCAGGCGATCTGCCGATAGGAGAGTCCGAGGAAGTAGGGCGTCTTGGGGCCATCGAATTGCTGTCTGGAAATATCGAAGACCCTTCCTTAATCTCGCGAAAGGCTAACGGGCGCGAGAGGGAGTCGAAGTATTACGATGACTTACTGAGGCAAGCTGATCTTCTTGAGGAAGAGGTCGGCCTGTCGTCTTTGCGTGATCGCCTACCTTCGGACTTCGTGACCAGACGGTTGAGGAGTAGTCCAATCACCCGCCCCGAGATAACTTCGAGTTCTTTCTATCCGGGCCAGCAACTTCGGAACAGAAGCCTCAGACAGTATAGCCGTCGACGCTAAAATTATGTCCAAGAATTACTTTGCATCGTTTGATGTTTATGGCCCGATTCATTACGATTCCATGTCCCACGGATATCGACAAAGGGAGCAATAATAGATGGCATTCGATTCTACCATGCGACCAGTGATCGATTTCGATGTAATCGAAAATGAGGTTCATATATTCGGAGAAGATGAGCTTTCCGAAGATGGTATGGTACCCACGGCGGATGGTGGGGTCGAAATTGATTTCGGTCCTGGGACCGGGGGGACTGACGTTCTTTCCGAATCCGCAAATGAACACGAAGCGAATCTTGCGCTCCACATGGACCCTCAAGATGTCGGGATGTTGGCGAGCGAACTCATTCAACTATATGAGGCCGATAAGCGATCCCGAGCCGATTGGGAAAAAACTTACGTCGATGGCCTAGAACTCCTTGGTCTCAAGTTCGAAAACCGCAGTACGCCATGGGAAGGCGCGAGTGGGGTTTTTCATCCGATTCTGGGCGAAGCAGTGGTACGGTTCCAGAGCCAAACGATTGGAGAGATCCTTCCTGCGAAGGGTCCGGTTAAAACTGCTCTACTCGGGAAGTACAGTTACGAGATGGATCAGCAGGCTCGTCGTGTAGCGGCTTACATGAACTACACGATCATGAATACGATGAGTGAGTATCGTAGAGAGACCGACAAGCTTCTTTGGAGCCTGCCTCTTGCCGGTACGGCCTTCAGAAAGGTCTATTGGGACGTAGTGCTTGAGCGTCCCGCCTCTAAGTTTGTCCCAGCAGTGGATGTCGTTGTCAATTATGCCGCAGAGAGCGTAGAGACTGCTCGCCGCGTGACTCATGTCCAGCGCATGGACGAGACAGACATCTTGAAACTTCAGGCAGTAGGCTTTTACCGAGACGACATCGTGTTGTCTTCAGCGAATCCAGAAAGGGATGCAGTCAATGATGCTGTTGATAGACTTCAGGGAACGAATGATACGACTATGGAGGCGGATCCTCGCCATATGGTCCTAGAGGTTCACACCGATCTAGACCTGGCTGGCTTCCCTAATGAAGATTACGAAGGTGTCCCCCTTCCGTATATCGTAAGTGTCGATAAGTCTTCGTCTCAGGTTTTGGCGATTAGGAGGAATTGGGATCCCGAGGACCCGAAGAAAGAGAAAGAACAACATTTTGCCCAATATGATTTTATTCCAGGGTTCGGTTTTTACTCATTTGGCTTGATTCATCTCATCGGTTCGCTCGCCAAGGGCGCCACATCAGCCCTGAGGCAGCTTATCGATGCCGGAACTCTGTCTAATCTCCCAGGTGGTTTGAAGACGAGAGGACTTAGGATTTCGGGAGACGACACCCCCGTCCAGCCTGGGCAATGGCGCGATGTAGACGTACCGAGCGGCAGACTTCAGGACAACTTGTTCCCGCTTCCATACGGCGAACCAAGCCAGACATTGTTTCAGTTGCTTGAAATGATTGTCAGAGATGGCAGGAGTTTCGCTTCCATGGCTGATATCAAAGTTGCGGACATGAACACGGAGGCACCTGTCGGCACAACTCTGGCTATTATGGAGAGGGCCCTCAAGATACAGAGTGCTATCCAGCAACGAATTCACGAAGCATTGAAGGCCGAGTTTAGTATCTTGAGTAAGGTGATAACTAATTACGGAGAGCCGAGTTATCCATACGAGATGGAAGAAGGGCAGGATATCAAAGCAGCAGATTTCGATGATCGGATTGATATCATTCCGGTATCAGATCCGAATGCTTCTACATTCGCTCAACGGATCATGCAGTTTCAGGCTGCGCTCCAACTCGTTACCCAGGCGCCGGATGTCTACGATGTGCCCTTCTTACACCGAATGGTTGTCGAAGCACTTGGGCTTCCCGAGGTCGACAGGATTGTTCCCATGGAGGAAGAGATTCCTCCGCAGGACCCCATAGTTGAGAACATGGCCATGATGAATACGGCCCCGGTCAAGGCGCATCAGCATCAAGAGCATCCGGCCCATATTACGATTCATATGTCTTTTCGTGACGATCCCCAGCTTCAGCAGGCGATACAGAATAGTCCCATGGGGCAGGCTATCGGGGCCGCTGTCGATGCTCATATTAGGGAGCACATCGCATTCGACTACAGGTCTCAGATTGAGACCGAGCTTGGCGTAGAACTGCCACCTCTAGGCCAACCGCTTCCTGAAGATCTGGAACAGCGTCTTTCTACGCTCACTGCCCGAGCGGCTGAGCAGCTTCTCGGCAAGAAGCAAGCTATGCAGCAGGCCGAGGAGAACGCGGCCATGCAAGAGGACCCGATCATACAGCAGGGCGAGAGGGAACTCGATATCAGGGAGGGCGAGTTGCAGCGTAAGGCTCAGGCAGATCAACTCGATGC